AGCGGTGATACAGCGGTCGACGAGCCACAATGGCTATCACTCAAAACCACTAATAATGTTCCGCTCATGCTAAGTTGCTCTGCACAACGAATGTACACTTGGTTGAGTAATACTTTGCCGCCCCGATCTCAACGTAAGCCTGGACCTGCCAGCGACCAACCGTGTCAATGTCGCCGCTCACGGTTGTATATTTGAGCTTGCCGTCTGCACCGGTTGAGTCAAACTCCGCGTCAACGCTTTCCTTCGTGCCGTCGGGTTTCAGAAAGTAGAACGTTTTGACAGTTGCCCCGCTCACGTCAACGGCGGTGGTCTCGTCGTCTTCTGTGATAGTTAAGCGGATAATAGTTCCAACGTCACCATTGTGAATAATCGTATCAGCCATTAAATAGCCTCCAGTTCCGAGTAAGTGTCGGTAATCTCTTTATTGAGTATTACGCCTGCATTGACTTCTTTATTGAGCATGACCGTTTCTGCAATAGCCAGATTCATTACAACCGAGCCGTCCCATATTTCGGCGTAATCGAATGGCACAATGTTGATGACGCCCCAATAAGAGCCGCCCCAATAAGAGCCGCCCCAATATTGATCTATGAGAATATAGGTTGATTCCACCTTTACACCGTCAACGTGACAGCCGAGCGGTTGCCGTTAGCATCCACCGTTGCCACAATCACATCGCTTGCGCCGTCCACGCTCTTGAATGTCAGGGTGGTTGATCCGCCTCCGCTCAACTTGCCAGCCAGAGCCGAAGCCATAATCTTCATCAGTTGGGCAAAGGTGTAAGTACCGGTAACGACAACGTCATTGAATATTGCTTCAATTGCGGTGTCTTTGAGCAGAACGCCAGTCGCTGTGGTAGAGTCGACTATCGAATCGATCAGCAAGTCCGTTCTTCCACCGTCTGCCAGTTCAGCCTGGATTTCATTGGTATCAGCCAGCACCGAGTCCACATTTGTGTCCACCGTAGCCAAAGCCGCCGCAGTTGCCAGCGTTGCCAGCGTTGCCGGAATCTCGGTCGTGGTATCAATGCCGATAACGTCAATCTTGTCTTCCACGTCCTGCAAGTCAGCAGCTAATGCTAGCCCCGATTGGAGTTCGGTCACCGCGTCAGCCGCAATGCCAGCCGCCGTGAGCCAGTTGGTTGTAATAGCAGGCAGGTTCGTCAGGTTTGTGACAGTCGCCACAGTTTGACCGCTTGCGACCACCACCCCATCCGTGCCAGTGTCGGCAAGAATGCTGTCAACGTTGGTGTCAATGGTATTGAGCTTGCCGTCAAGCGTGGTAGAAGTGTCAACCAGAATGTCATCCACGATGCCGTCAACTGTGGCTAAGGCAGAAGAAGTCGCAAGCCCTGATTGTATTTCTGTCACCGCGTCTGCTTTGAGCGATGCGGCTGTGATAGCGTCTGTGGCAATGGATGCGACCGCTACGCCAGCCGTGCCAGAGTCTTCAAACCAGCGCGTAGTCCAGTCAGGCGTGGTTGTATCGCCAGCCAAGCCGTCCACGTAGCAAGTCAGCACGTCCCCATTCCTGACTGTAATCCAGCCCGATTGCCCTGATATTGCGGTAAGCCCTGAAGCCGCCGTCATCGTGGTTTGCGGCAATATTCTATATGAAGAGCCAGAGCCGCCAATCTGCCGAGTGACGTACATGACATAATCGCCGTTGCCAGCAACTTGGTCAATGCTCACGTCCACCATAACCAGTTTATCCGCGTTGGCAGTATACGCCCCAACAGCGGTTGCGCTGCTAATGTCTGCATTAGTCCCTGTGTCCGTTTCAAGATGCGTAAATACTGCCATAAAAGCCTCCGATTATCCGCAACGGCTCAATAGTTGAGCAATGAACGTTGCGTTCTGTAACTCCAAGTTTGCCGAGCCCCACAGGTTGTAGATTGCCTCCGCCTGTTCTGCGTTCACGCCCAAGTAGCCTGATAGCACGGTGAAGTCGCTGCCCAACGCCACTTGGTCGAATATAAGTTTGAGGTTGTTCCAGTCGTCCTTGACCCGCCGAAGCGAGTCGATTGCCGAGCGTGCCTGACTGGATATGCGGCTTGCGCTTGTTGAGATGTCGATGTATGCTGATGTCATTTGTATTGCCTCCGATTAGATTGATTAATAGATTGCCCATTTGTTGTTGAGATAGGTTTCGACTTGTTCCACTTCGCCTGATGTGAGCGCAGTAGTATAGATAATTAGTTCGCCAAGTTCGCCATCAAAGTATCGACTTAGGTTTCTGTCTTGAGAAAAGTTGTCAGCATTGACATTTCCAGTAGTCACAAGAGATGCAACGGCAAAAGAAGTTGGGACGGCGCTGGCTGTTGTAGATACTTCCGTAGTGTTTACTCGCAACGTGCCATTCTTTACATACGAGCTTGCGTCATTGCCAAACCAATAATAATTTAACGTGCCTCGATGAAAGTTATAAGCAGAAGTACACCCTAAAACAGGTCTATAATCTTGACGTGATACTTCCTTAAACATCCAGAACACTGTGCGTATAGTACTTATATTTGTCCAAGAAATTATTTGTTGACTTGCCTTCAGAAACTTCCCCACGCTTTTTCCATTCTGCGTGTTTGGCAAATAGGTCGGTCTTTTAGTATCAGTACCAGTCTGATAAGCATGATTATCGTTGCCGCTTTTATCGTTGATGCGGTAAATCTTGTCACCTGACGAACTTACATTGGTCGAGCCGTCATCGGTAAACATGGAACTTACATCTGCAAAATCCAGCCATAACGCGCAACCAGTGATGTCAGTCGGGTCGGTAATGCCTGAACTCACCGCCGCCTGACTTGACGGCTGGAACGTTGGGCTGAACGTGCGCCCGAATACTGAACCGAATGTCATAGTGCCCTCCGATACGCCCTGATGCGGAATATCCAGCGTGCAGGGTCGCCATAACGAGTGCGGAAACTACCTTGCTCCCCAGTCCACGGGTCATTGATGATGTAATCGCCGCCTGACTTGCCGACGATCAAAACCCAGTGCTGATCTACCGCCCCACCCGGCGTAAAATCTACGTGCACCAACACAGGAACGTCATCCGCAAGCAGAGCGTCTATCTCGTGCAAGGGCGCGGGGATGTAATAACAATCGATAGACTTTGCCAGATACACGTCCGGCTGGACTTGCGCGATTGCGTTCCAGTACAAGTTTGCGCCCGTGAAGCCCCCCACCCTGACAAGAGCGTCATTGAGTTGCGCCGGGTCGGTCTGCTTGCCGTACCAGTTCAATATCATACTGATTGCCGTGATAAGGCATCCGTAACCGCCTATCGTGTAATAGGAATAACCGAGTTTGTGAGAAGCCCAGCGCGTGTCTCTTTGTGAGAGCGGCTTGATTGCAAGCATCGTGGCGGGCGGATCGTAATCCAACCGTTCCAGGAAGCGGCTCATCATAAAACCTTCAGGCACGCCGTACCAGTCAGGCAAGACGCTCATCACATCGGTCACGGCAAGCGGGTATTTGAAGCCGACTTTGCCTGCGCTCAATGAAGGTTCGGCTCTCACGTTGACATAAGGCGTTGCCCAGCTGTAAACGCGTGCTTGAAACAAAGGCTCTTGCGGTTCTGGCAGTTTGTCTTCAACTCGCTCCATCCACGTGGCAGAAGACCACGCTTCCGGTGCAACTCTCCACCAGCCCGTCGAATGCGTTTCGTACACTGGCACGATCGCCTGAGATTGCAGCCAGTCTGCCTTCGGTCTTTCCGCTCCATTTGGGGTGTAACGCGTCTTCAGGCGGTTAGGCGGAGTCGTTGTGACCTTCGCATCGAACAGTTTGTCTTCAACCTCAACTGGTGGTTCTGGTTCAGGTTCAGGCTCTTCTTCTTCACCGATCCAAGCCAGCCATTCCTGCTCACTCCCGCCAAAGCGGTTCATGTCGAGGTTGCCAGCGTAGCCGTCAAGCCGTCCGGAACTCGTGTGCTGCCATAGCCAGTAAGAGTCAAAGCCGACTGGCATCAAAGGCTGTGAAGCGGTGGTGTAGTGAGCGACCCAGAGTTTGCGGTCTGTCAAATATGCGCCCCCCATTATTTCGTGCCAACGTGAGCGACTGGTATAGATGCCGGAGTCAGGCACTAACGCGGCGTACTCAAGGACTTGATTGCGATACAAACGAGTGCCAGAACGGATGTCTTCCACATCCATCCAAGTGTCGAGCGTGAGTTGCTTGCCGTCCAGAAACGTGGCGAACGCTACCGCCTGCCTGCTCATGGACTGCGAGCCGATCAAATAGTGGTACGCTCCCAAAGTCACGCCCCGTGCTGATAGCTCGGCGTAATGCTGGTCGAAGTGAATGTCCTTGCTTGTGCCGTAAGCCGCTCTCAATATCACGCCGTCAACTTGGTCGGCTAACTTATCGTAATCAATGCGCAAAGGCGCTTGCCAGAAACTTATGTCAATTATTGGTTTCATGCTTAGACTCCCAGCGTTATGTTACAGATGAAGGCGTGCCCGGTTTCAATAGAACTTGAATTGTCATATTTTCTAACTGCCACTGAAGTTTGACCCGATGTTATTGCTAGTGTCTGTGAATTTCCCGTCAGTAAAATCTCACGCCCATAACCAGCAGCCGCGACAGAACAGGAGAAACCACTCGGGAGCGAGAAATACCACACCCCACTTGCAGTTCCTTTGTCTACAACCTTGAAATAAATAGCGATGTGCATTACTTTGCCGATAGTACAGTATTTGCCAGTGCTGCCGGTGGTATCTGCAAATGTACCTGTTCCTGCGGTGAATGTGGGCGTGTAAGCCAGCCAAGCGCCCGGCGATTCTTTCACCCTTAGTCTTTCCACTTCCCGCTCAAGCTTCTTTATACGGTCTACAACTTTCTCGTCAAAGTTCATAACTCGCCTCTCAGTCTCACGTCAAGTTGCTCACCGCCGTCTTGATCCACTCTCACCCTCACGCTTCCAACGTGGCAGTCAACGTGATAGCCAAAGGCTTCCACGCTCAAGATGTCGCCGAACTGGTAGTGGATGTTGTATTGCATGCCCGGCGTGTCGTGCAAAGTGCCGGTAAGAACTTGTCTCGGTCTGAACTCGTCTAAGGCGGCGTCACCGTCGGCTTCAAGCGCTTCGGTGGTTGCATCATCTCTTGAGTCCTTGAAGTATTCACGCCTGTTCCATTTGCTTGCCAAATATCTGGTAGGGTTAGACCTTGTAACCAGTACCCGCGCGTCTTCTTCACCCTGCCCGCCGACATAAACCACATTCCGCTCGTCCGCATGGTAAGTGCCAAAAGTCGCCTCGCTCAAATTACCGTACTGCCTGCCGACAAGTCTTGGGTCGCCTGAAGCCCGTCCGTGATCCTGCCCTCGCTGTCCGGTGTAAGTGCGGAACTCGAATTCACCCGGCGCTGTTCTAACCACGTCAAAGCCAAGCCAAGTGCCGGCTTCGTTTGCGACTTCGGCTATTTCTTGCAATACGGTCAAAACGTTCCGATAAGCAAAGGCTTTTGTAATCTGGTCGCCGCCCGCGCTCAATTCAGGCGCAACGCTCAACTTCTGGCGTGTACCGCTTGTGCCAGAGCCAAGATGCCGGTCTACGATAACCTTCATCATATCGTCTGGATAGTCTTTTTTAGCAGAATCTGTGCTCCCTGCCGGCGCCCACACAATAGCCGTATCCAATAGCCAGTTAGCGTCAAAGGCGGTCAGCTGGATGTACTCCGCGCCGTCACCGTCCGTCCAAAACTCCCAGTTTTGCAAGAAGTAGGCCGTCTCGTTCTGAAGCTCCAGCACGCCTCCCTTCTCCCGCCAAACTTCAAAAATATCCCCCACGCTAAACTCATCGTATTGCAACAGCCCGCGCGGCAGGTTGACAACCAGCGAGCCTATTGCGTTCTGCGTTTTGATGTACTCCAAGCTATTGAACGCTTGAATAACGCCTTTTCTAACGCCCTCGTGCGTGTACCAGACTAACTCGTATCTCATAACAGCGCCCCGTCAATGCCCCAGAATAAAGGAGTCCATGAGATGAACGCGCCTGAATCGGTAGTTGCTCCAGTCATGAATAATGAGAGCACGTTGCTTCCCGGCATCAGGTAAAAATCCCCGTAATCGCTGCCCGGCACGACGTAGCGCATCAGGTTGCCCCTGCCAGACCAAACACTCTCGAACTTCAAATCAAGCGGGTCAAAGTAAAGGTTGATATGTTCGCCTGCGTTCAGGGTAAGTCCGTCGAACATAATCGACTTGCCAGTCGAATAGTTGGTAATAGCCTTGAGCGTTCCCGGTCCACGAACTTGCATGAATGGATAGGTGTTTGCCGATGCACTTGCCACGCCAATTTCATAGACTCGGTCTGATATAATCCCGCATTCAGCATTATCGCTTGAGGAAGTGGTTGAGAAGTATCCGCCCAAGTAAAGCGAGCCGTCTGAGGCTTTCAAAAATGAGCGAGTATTACCACTACCGGGTAAATCTATATCAAGCGCTTGCCACGCCCCGTTAGACCAAATTGCAATACGGTCTGTAAGCGTCAATCCGCCAGCGGTGGTAAACTGTCCTCCTATATAAACAGTACCGGCGTTGATTACAACAGACCAAACAGCGCCATTTGTTCCGCTTCCAAGTGAT